AAATGGTGATTTCGCTATTAGTAGAATCCAACCATTACAAAGAGCTAATGAAATAGCAATCAAAGACACTATCGAGATTATGGCGGAGTTAATTTGTGAGAACTACACAATAGAAGAATTGGCAAAAATAACTGGCTGTAATATCGTTGACTTAGAATCAGTAGCTGAAACCGCACAAGATAATCAAAATATGCTATTACAAGAGGCTGTCAATAATTTACCTCAAAATATCGCAGGAGAGCAGAAAGTGCAACAAATGGAAACTTTAAAGCAACAAGCTAAAATAGGATTTGATAAGACAATAAAGATTGCACAAGATGAATTAAAGGGTTTTGCAATGGAAATGCAACAGGTTGAGAGGGTTGATAAAATCTTGAAAGACGATATATTGAGATCATTTTCCATTGATATTGAGACAGACAGCACAATTTCAGTTGACCAACAACAAGAAAAAACCGAGAGAATGGAGTTTGTGGCAAGTCTAACTAACTTTGCTGGTCAATTCACTCCTTTATTACAAGCTGGTGTAATACAGCCAGAAGCATTTAATCAATTCTTGGGATTTGTTGCAAGACCATTTAAAATAGGTAGAAATATTGAAGAATATCTATTAGCAAAACCAAGTGAAGAGGAAGAGTCACAACCATCACAAGAGGAAATTCTGGCACAGGCTGAAAACGAAAGACAAGAGAAAGAATTTCAATTCAAAGTAGAGAGTGAAAAAGCTAAAATTAACCTAGAACAACAAAAGATAGATATTGAGAAAACAAAGGTATTGCAAAACCAAAGACAATTTGATGATAAGATTGACTTTGAAGACGCAAACAAAGCGGCAGATCGCCAATCAGATGTTTTACAACAAGTCGCACCATCGGCAGAAGAAATAATTGAGAGTAGAACGCAAAGACTGAACGAAACTATAAGAAATGACTAGAAAAGTTTTAAAAATTATTGACGGTAAAAAAGAATGGGTGTTTGATGGCTACGGAAAAGGCGGATCATCAGAGCAAAGAAAAATGCCAGCTTGCGGCGAAGATTTAACCCTTGATGGCTATATTAGGAAGCATGGGGGTATTGAAAGCCAAATTGACGGAAAAGCTTATACCACAAAAAGCGGCTATTTAGACCACTTAAAAAGAAATAATTGTCACATTAAAGATTACTAATGACTACATTAAACGAATCTCTGTTTGCCAATTTAGGAGTAGATGTAAAACAAGCAAAACGGGTAATAAAAAATAAATATGGTCACAGAGTAGATTTTATCAACAAAGCTAAAAATCTATTAAGGTATGGGCGTAATACAAGTGTTGGCACGAGCCAAACAACCGTAATGACTCTTGTGGGGTCAGAGTTGCACGAAACTTATATTTCAGATAATCTAATAGATACAATATCATCTTCTAACGCCTTAGATACTCAAGATGTAGTAATAGATGGTCATACAATAGATAGTGACGGCAATTTTACCTTCATATCACAAAACGCAACTCTAAGTGGTCAAAATAAAGTAGTTTTAACAACTCCATTAGCTAGATGTGAAGAAATCTATAATAATAGTGGCACGGATTTGCAAGGGGTGGTTTATGTTTATCAAGAACAATCTATTACGGCAGGAGTGCCACAAACAGATAATAAAGTGCATTGCGTAATTAGACAAGGACATAACCAATCAGAAAAATGCTCATTTACTACAGCAAGCGATGAATATTGCTTAATAACAAACTTTACCGCCGCAGTAGTAGAAAAGAACTCTGCTTACGGAGATTTTGAGTTACAAGTAAGAGAGAAGGGAAAAGTATTTAGAGAGATAGATTTAGTTGTCACCTCATCACAAGGAAGTTATATCCAAAACTTAGTGCCGTGTGATATAATACCGCCAAATTCAGATGTAAGAATGGTTGTAACTGCTGACAATGCTTCAACTGATATTGGGGCAACTATTAGGGGTTATTATGCCAGAATATTAAGTTAATTTTACATAACCTTGACAATTAATTTTACATAACCTATAATAACCTTAAATTATCTAAATAATAAATTTTATGGATACATTAGAAACAAACAGCGAATCATTAGCTGAAATTCTAGAAGAGCAAAAAGACGATCAAGAAATTGAGAATCAAGAAACTGTTCAAGAAGATAATATTGATAACGAGGAAGCAACTGATGAAATTTCATCAGATGAAGAATCAGATCCAAAAGAGGAGCTTGAATTTCTTAGAGTGTCCAGTGGATGGTCTAAGGAAGAAAAAGAACTTGTCAAAAAGATTAAAGACCCTGAATTAAGACAAGAAGCAATCGAAGCTACAAAAAAACGAAGAGTAGACTTTGATCGTAGAAGTTTAGAATTGGGAAATACTAGGAAAGAGTTGGCAGAAATGCGAGCAAAAATAGAAGAATTAACTTCTAAGCAAGAAAAACCTGTTGCAAATGAGGAAGATGAATATCTAACCGAGCAAGAGCTAAAGCAAAAACAAAAACTTGAAGATGTTGAAAGGCAACTAGAAGAGTTAAGAAATAAAGAAGCTATTAGCCAAGCCCAGACTGTGCAACAGGAATTAAACTCTTTCGCACAATCTCAAAATGAAGATGGAAGTTTGAAACATCCTTATTTTGACAGAGTAAGGCAGAATATGTCTTTATTGTTCCAAGCAGATCAAAACGGCACCATGACCTTAGAAAAGGCGTATAATAAAGCGGTGTTACTTGATGATGAATTAGCGGAGCAATCAAAGCAAGAATTACTTTTAACAGAGAAGCTTAAACAAAAAGAGGCTCTGGAAAAGGTAAGGAAAAATAAAAAATATTCTCCGAACTCAACAAGTGGTAATAAAAATTTATCTGCTAAAGATAGAAACGCTAAAGCTCTTGCTGAACTCTTTGCGTAACCTTTAAGCATCTATTTTAATAATAATTTTAATAGATTTTAAAAATGGCAAATCCAAATATTTCGCAGATATTGACAACTACGCTCAATAACTACAAAAATGAAATAATCGACAATATCGAGAACTTTCACCCTTTATTAATTAAAATGAAGGAATCAGGTAATATTAAAAGAGAGTCTGGTGGTGTAAGTTTTAGGGAAAACTTAACTTATGCAGCTAATGACACAGTACAATTCCAAGGCGAATATGACACTTTTGATACAACTCCGCAAGATGTAATTACCGCTGCTGATTTTGAGCAAAAAATCATCTCTGGTACAATTACTATGTCCGAAAAAGAAAAGAAGCAAAATGCAGGTAAAGAGCGTATTGCTAATTTAATGGAGGAAAGAGTTGAGAACTTAAAACATTCATTAAAAAACACAATCGGAACCTCAATTTATTCTGATGGTACAGGTGCAGGTGGTAAAGAAATCGGAGGTTTACAATTATTGGTTGCTGATGATCCAACAACTGGTACAGTAGGCGGCATCGATAGATCAACAACTGATGGTACTTTCTTCAGAAATAAATTATATGATTTTTCTGTTGAGTCTGTGACTAAATCTGCTACAACTATCCAATCTGCTATGAATTCACTTTACAGACGAACTCAAGCACAAGCTGGTAAGCAAATTGATTTAATTACTGCTGATGATGTTAACTTTGGATTTTATGAGGATTCTCTTCAAACTATACAAAGAATATCTAATGATAAGTTAGGTAAATTAGGTTTTAATACAATTAAGTATAAAAACGCTGATGTTTACTATGATCCAGAATGTCCTGCTAACCATATGTATTTCTTAAATACTCAACATATTAAGTTGAAGCATTTAGGTGACTTCCTAGAGCAAGGAGAGGTTACAAGACCAGTAAATCAACATGTTTATGTATTACCAATAACAGGTTTAATGAATCTTACTATTGATAATGCAAGAGTGCATGGTGTAATGATCGACTAATTAACAGGGAGGGTAAAACCTCCCACAATTTATTTATAAAAATGTCAAATTTTAAAAGTACAGAAATCACGGTTTATAATCAAAAAATCAGTGAAAATTCCACAACTGAAAATGTTCCATTAGGAACTATTATTAGAGCAATAGATAAAGACACAACTGATTATGGTGTTGGTGAGTTTATTTATTTACAAGGCGTTGCTTCAACCGCTATCGGTTCGGCTGTTGTTTATAACGCTGATGATTTTTCAACAACTCTTGCATCTGCAAATGCTGTTGGTCCAGTAGCCTTTGCTATGGCGGCAACTGTTGCTAATGAGTATGGTTGGTACCAAATCGGCGGTAAAGCAGTAGGTAAAGTATTAGCATCTTTTGCTGATAACGGTGATTGCTACCTAACTGCTACAGCAGGATCTCTTGATGATGCTGATGTTGCTGGTGATTATGTTAGACGATGCAAAGGTGCATCTGCTATCGACACCCCTTCAACTGGATTAGCTGAATTAGAAATTGCTAGACCAGAAGTTGCTGACGGTAAAGATAATTAATTAATAAGCTAGGGGGTAATTCCCCTAGTGTAATATTTTAAATATGACACATAGAAAATTTAAAGAAGGCGAAATTATAGTTGTGCAAGATAAAGCTCAAACTGTAAAAGAGGGAGGTTTTAATGTAGCGTTTTTTGAAAAGAAAATAGAAACCAAAAAAGACGGTTATATTGTGAAAGAATATATTTCTTTATATAATAATAATGATAAATATTCTAAATCAATTAGACCATCAGAAGATCAGAGATTTACAAATGCTCAAGGTGATTCTTTTAAAAAACATGATAAAGATAGATATAAAAATGCTTATGAGGCTTTTTTAAATATAAAAAAATCTTTAAATAAAAAGAAAGTAGCTAAAAAGCCTATTGAAAAACCTGTTGAAAAACCTGTTGAAAAACC